CTTGAGCAAGACTTGCGAGAGAGAAAGATCTAGCAAAGAGCTCTGCAGTGACTGCCAAGCCATCGTCAAAGTCGATGTAAATCTTAGAGTCTTGGATCTCAATGCCGTAATAAAACTTAGATCTAGAGTAAATCATACCGTCTGCTGCCTCAGGACTACGCCTTGCTTATCAAATGCATCATTGATTAGAGAGACGATGCGCGAGCCAGTATCAGCACTGTCTCCGATAACATCTCCCTCGAAAGCTACATTGATTACAGTGTTAGGTCCTCGCTCTAGATCTGCAGATGCAGTCTGAGTAAGCTCCTCTTGAGTAGCACCAACGCCGAGATCAGAAGTGCCTCCAGATGTAGCAGATGCAGTCAATGCTCCACCTGCACTAGCTTTTAAAGCTCCACCGAGGGCAATCAAAGCTAGACCTCCAGCTACTGCAAAGCCTCCGAAAAGACTTGTCAGAGATGCTCTCAAAGAGTCAATAGCTTGTCCTGTGAATACAATTGATTGACCGATGTTAATCAATAGATCCCCGACAAGATTAAGGACTGTGTTCTTAAAGTTACTAAAAGCAGATGCTCCCTGTACTAGAGATGCACCTAAAGTAGTTACAAGTGCAGTGCCTGCAGTCTTAACGAAGTTATTAGTAGCAGACTCAATAGCCTTGTAAGTATCAATGCTACCAAAGAGAAGAGCGTTATTTTTATCCTGCTCTGATTTCTTAATCTCATCGTTAACTTGCTTGATTGCCATCTCTTCTTTACTTCTAGCTTGTGCAATTAAGCGAGCTCTTTCCTCTTCTGTAAATCCTGCTTCATTAGAAAATTGCTTCTGTATCGCTGACTGATCAGCAAGAAATTGATCTGAGATTAGCTTTCTTTGAGCCTGCAGTAATGTAATCCGCTCTGTAAGTCGCTCTTGATCATTTACGATCTGAGCATTAATAGCTAACTGAGTCTGTAGGTTAGCCTGAGCTCCACTCTGTGCTGCTGCATTGTAAGCATCAAGTGCTTTAATCCTAGCCTCTTGAGTGGCAATTTCTTTACGAGCTTGAGCCTCGGCCTGCTCTCTAATTACCAAGTCTGCCTGTGCAGCGTTCTGTGCTCTACGCTGCTCCTCTGCGAAAGCACCTTGTAGAGCAGTCAAGTTATCTAATTCTCTACCTAATCTTTGTAGTCTTGAAGCTGCCTCGTCTGCGTCCCTAACTCCAAGTCCTGTTAGTAAGTTTTGAGTCTGGAAAGGATTGGCCACTACCTGCTGCAGTAACTCAATTTCTTTTCTTAAAATCTCAATTCTAGCTGCTGTACCCTCTGCTCCACCCTGTCCTGCAGCTACTGCTAGATTAAAATCTCTTAAAGCAGATGAAATGTTGTTAGCAATTACCTGAAATGTAGATCCTAACAAATTTGATGCAATTCTAGATAGAGACTCAAAAGTCTCATTAGTCTGAACTCTAAGCCTCGTAATAGCATCGGTAGTAGGCTGAATGGATTGAGAAACATTTCCAAATCTTTCTTCTACGGTTCGTAATACTCCGTCTAATGCTACTGCTTGTCTTTGAGACTCTGTTAACTCATTAACACTAATTCCAAGACTATTAGCATAAGCTTTAGCTGCAGTATCAAGGTCTGTAAAAACACCTAACTGTTTAAGAGCTCTTGTGTTTCCATTGGCAATACCTTGAGATAGCTGATCAAAGACATCTTTTATGTCTCGTCCAGTGGCTAATGCTACTTGCCTTGAAGCGGATAACAACTCAGGAAGTCTCTGTGCATTAGATCCAAACTGAGCAATTCTAACAGATGCAATTTCTATAAGATCGCCGGTATCTACTAGGCCATCAGCAGCTTCTTCAAAAGAAGATCTTAACTGCTGCCCACTTAATCCTGCAGTTTGAGCTAGGTTATTAAACTGAGTCTCAAGTGCATTTACTCTTTCTCCAGCTAGTACAAAATTCAAAGCCGAGTTAATAGCCCTACCGACAGCCTGTACTGCTTGTTGGACGAGAAAGAAACCAGCAGCAATATCTGTTAGATTTCTAGGTGTTAACGACAATGATTTGTTAAGGTTCTGCTCTACATCTTTACCAGTAGCTTGAGCCTCTTTCTGAATGGTAGCAAAGCCACGCTTTACCGATCCATCATCTAGAACTATCTCAATCTGTACTTTGTTGTCTGCAGCCATGCTTAACCTATCCCTAGTAAAGCCTTTAACTCTTCATTAGTAACTACTCTGCCACTACTGCTAGCTTTCTTAGAACTAAACTTGTTAGCTAGCTTCTCAAGCCTAGACCATTCCTTTGATCTCGCTTGATCTTTCATGTTTGACCAGTCTTGTACTTTGTAAGCCTTTAAGGTCTCGATTGCTTCCAAGACCTCTATCGCTTCTAAGTACTGCTTAAATTCTAAGGAGCTTAACTTACCGACGACCTCAGGCTCCCAAGCGTAGAACCTGCACAGTTTCGCTTTCGCTATACTGAGGTCGTCACTCCCTTTTTTGGGTTCATTACAAAAGTAATCAGGTCTAAGAAGTTATCAGAGTCGAGAGTCTTAGCCACTTGTTTAGGGAGACCTAACTGCTCAAAGAAATCCAAGTAAACACTCATGGCCTTTGCAGGTCCCTGTAGCTCTAGCTCCTGTACCAGATATTCATTCTCTGCAATAGAGGGGAGCCGTAGATCATACGACTCTCCACTTGGTACAGTAATCTTTAGCTTGTGTGCTTTAGCTTTCCACTCTGTCACAACTTACTCCTAGACTGAAAGTACCTTAGCTGCGTCACCGAAAACTAAGAAGTTAGCTTTAGGATCAAGTCCTTCAGAGAGGTACGCTGTCGCAGTTACAGGGAATACAGCTTCGTTCTCAGATGAGAAAGTAAGCTCTCCCAAGTTAAGGTAAGCGATAGGCATAGTTACATCCTCAGAAGGATCTGCATTAGCTACTTTACCAGTAGGTCTAAAGATTAGCTGAGTAGCTGCATCCTCTGTAGATGTGAAGATATTAGCAGAGCCAAGGCCGCCGATAACTTTCTGATCTGCATCATCTGTCTGATAAACAGAGCCGTTAAATTTCAGAAGTCTTTGTAATTGGCCAGATGATACGTCTTTCAAAGAAAACTCTGCACTCGCAGTGGCTCCTCGACGAACTTGAGCGATTACGAAAGATCCAAAGCGTGAGTCTGTAATATCGAGCAAGTCTTGCTCAATAGTGAGAGTGACATCTCCAGAGAGTGCTCCCAAGTTAACTTGTACGTATCCAGCTTTTTTAAGGAGGATTGAGAAACCAGTTTTAGAAGCAGATGCCAGTGCATCACGAGCGACGAAAGCAGGTCCTGCTAGTTCCAGAACTACCTCGATCTCGTTTCCACTTGCTACAGCAGAGTCAATAACGCTAGTCAGCGCAGCAAGAGCAGCAGCAGTCGCAGTCGCTACAGAAGCAGCACTTCCACCAGTCGTAACAGCTACCTCAACAAGAGTCGATCCAGGTACCACTGGAGCAATAGCCGCGCCGCCGCTTGTATTGTACCAAACGACATACTTAGCGTTAGTGTTAGCTGCGTGAAAAACCCAGTACTTACCATCGAGAGAGTTTGAGACATCTCCCTTAGTAGTAATACAGAAGCTTTGCTTAGTATCCTTACCAAGCAGAAGAGATCTAGCATCAAGCTTAAATCTTTGTGTGTTGCAAGACATTGTATTCCTCCATGAGTGTTATCGTTAATCTAAACAAATAAAAACCATACTTTCAAAAACAAAATCTAACCTAACTACGTTATCCTGTATCTCATCCTCAAAAGGTTCAATAGAAAAGCTCTGAAAGCGGACCTGCTTTAATCCAAAATCATCAGCAGCAGATAAGTTACAAAGCTTCTGAATGATCTTCTCCGCCTCTATTACTGCAGTATCTACAGCTAGCTCAGGCTCTCTAAATCCCTTAAAGAAGCATGAGAGATTAATCTCTTGAGTTACCTCTACATCAGTAGGATTAGTTTGATCCTCTGTGCAGGTACCGAAACGTAAGTGATAGGACTTATCAAGTAAGTTAGCAGGGATATTATCAGAAGGAAAAGCGTCTCTCCACTCTGTGTATCCAAGCTCCCCTAACTTCAATCTAAAATAAGGTTTAACGAGTGAGATGCTCATCGACGGTAAACCTCAAAGGATCTCATGTCCTGAGAGTCCTCTTCGTCTTGGACAGCATTGCCATTAAAGTCTGCTTGGATGCGACCACGAGACTGCGCTGCTCTTCTCATCTCACGATAAATATTACTCTTTAGTGCGAACACATCATCAGGCTTATTAGAGATACCTTGAAAGATAAGCTCGAGAGTCCAAAGTGCTGAGAGCTTTCTCAAGTCCTCAGTGTTAAATAGATCAGCTTTCTCGATACGAGTGCCATCTGATTTCCATACTCGCACTTCATCTAACCAGTCTAAGATTAGAGTCTGAGCTCTGCGGTGGACATCTTTGTAACTTGATCGGCCTTGAGGTATCCATTTAAGTACATCAGGCTCATAGCTAGTTAGATCTTTATCATCAGATAAAAGCTTATCGTCTGCTTCGTCGATAATGTTAATTGTCGTGGTAAAAGTAGTCTCGACCACTGTAGGGATCACACCTTGAGTAACCTTCAGGTTAATCGTCTTAACTCCTGAGGTAGTATAGATCCAGTCTAAGTACCACTCAGAAGCAGGGAGCGTAGGACCACTCACAGTAATGTAAGACTCTGCAGAGTCCGGCTGGATCTCCACCTTACTAATAGCGTCTGAGCCCTTGGGTGCATAAGACCTAACAGCACTGAGTCTCGTCTTATCGTTAACCTGTACTAGCTTTTCTAATTCAAAGACTCCAAAGACTGCCATTATTAGTACCCTCTTTTCTTAACATTCAAGCACATTCTATACAGATCTCGCAATCCAATTACGTCTGTGCTTTCTTTGAGTGGCTCTTGGTAAAAGGTATTTAGAAAGTTGGCGCATAACTCTGTGCAGATATCCGCTCTCTTTCCATTTACATAAGCCTTAGCTAGTGGCTTCACTAGCACCGGAAAGATGTTCTGAAACAAGATAACGATTAACTGTAGAAAGCTATAAGGCTTCTCGTGGATACGCTCTTGTAACCAGTAGATTACTCCCACAGGAGACACGTGATCAGGGATCTTTAATTCAAACTCTCTCACAGTCTTGTAAGTCTTAGTGTGAAAGTTTTTACTTACACGCCGAGATTTTGGCCACACACTCTCGAAGATGTATAGATAAAGATCTGTCTCGATCTCAATCCATGAGTGAGAAGCTGGAAAGCGGTCAAAGTACTTAATGATAGGCACCAAGATAGCATACCAAGCAGTATTATATCCAAAGCACACTCTCACTTTCACTTAGATCCTTTCTACATTCCAACTGCTGAAATCTTCAAATAACCAAGTGTTATTCCTGTTCCAGCGGTGGTAACGATGGCTCTTGCAAATCTCCATTGCTCATTTTGTACTTTTGCGTGTGCTGATCCAACAATAGTAGCTACTGTCGTGCCACTTGTATGCCAATTAATGTTATCATCACTAAACTGCACAGCAATCGTCGCCGCAGTCGTTTGTGCCGTTAACAAAACGTGCAAATTAAAATCCCGACACCCTTCCACATAAATAGAGCTAGATGTCGAGTTTAAGGTGTTAGGCACAATCGTTCTATCAATTAACTGATTTATTACTTGACCTGGATCAGACTTTTGAAGTCTTTGTATTGATCTAGTAAAAGAAGCTCCTGCACCCGCTACAGTCTGAACATATCTAAAACGATTACCTCGCGCTCTAAGTGTTGGAGACCTGTAAGCACCTATTGCCGTAATTCGCGGAAAGTCATAAACCTTCACCCAGTTTGTACCAGAATCATCAGACTCTTCGATTGATACATCTAAAGTAGGACCTGTGCCAGCTACCACAGTCACAGGAATAAGAATAGAATAAGAAGCTCCAGAGGTGGGAGTAAAAGCGGCGGTTGTGGTTGAAGTTGTTAACGCTGCTGAAGCAACATCTTGAACAACACCTGGAGCCCCTATGTTAGCACTTGTAATCGCACCCACAGTAGTTACAGCAGTCACAGTGCTTACAGTGCTTACAGTGGCAAGAGTTTGACCTGAAGCAATACCTATCGTTGGCTGATTTACCACGGCCGTAGGCATTGCAGCATTAAATGGTTGAGGTTTAATATTGTTGATAGAAACATTCTGCGTTGCGTAGTTTTCAAGGGAGACAAGGCCTACAGTAAAAGTTGTGCTCGAAGCTGGTGCAGCAGTACCATTAACACTTCTAATTTGAATAAAAAGCTCTGTCTCTTGAGCCGGAAGGCTTTGAACCCTTGAAGCTCTTACAGTAGTTTGAAGTGCTGCCGATGATGCCACAAGCTGATCTAAGAATGTCGCTACCCCATCCTCATTAGTGATAATACCCATGTGACCAGGAGATGCCGTTGTATTAATCGTCGCAGCAGTAACACCAGAATTCCATCCACGCCTTTGAGCATCGTAGTTAGCCGAAGTAGCAGTCGTTCCAGTGTAGACTACTTGATGATAGTTCCATCCAAATAGAGAAACTGTCCCAGACCCAGACGCAGGCCAACCTGCGACCGTAAAATTCACATTATTTCCAGATACAGATGCAATAGCATAACGTCCTGGCACAGCGGCAGCAACGCCAACAATATTCCCGACGTAGACCGATTGCCCGACATTTTGAGACGTAAATGGATTGTTAGGGATTGTGACTGTAATCGAAGTGGCAGAGTTGACAGTTAAAGCCAATCCATCGCCGATTACATCCACAAGCTCAACGAAAAAGTTATTATTTGCGATACGCTGAGAAAGAATTGCTGACCATTTAAAAACATAAGAATCAACAAAAGACCTATTGGATCTTAAAATAGTTTCAGAGTTAGCAGTAGTGCCGGAGGTTAATAAAAGATTTCCATTGGCCTGAGATACTGTTTGCCCAGCTCCGGTGACAATTAAATTAAAAAACTCAGAGTCTACTCCAGAGGCAATAGTGCGAGCAAAAGTTGTCCTATACTTAATCTGAGGTAATGGTCTGACTGGCATATACTCGTCACCCTGCAATGGAAGGCGAGTAGCATAAGTGTCGTAAAATATAGAAAGAACATCTCCGGCAGCGTGAGATGTAGTATCAAATTCTAGAGTTAAAACACCAGAACTAAAAGCAGTATATCCAATTCCTGGTTGTCCTACGGCATAAATAGTTGTGTTTCTCGTGGCATTGACTACGGCCAAGAGATTTTTTAACTCAAATCCTGCATAGCCAGAAAAGTTTAGAGTACGAGAGGCTGGTGTAAATGTTGGAGAGAAGTTTAAAATTTGTTTTGCCATGTTTACCTATCCGTAAATAAGAGCGTTAATAATTGATTGTGCATTTGTTATTCCACCACCGCCGCCACTTGGAGCCTGAGCTACCCAAGCAGAACCGCTCCACGTTGGCACCTGACCGCTTGTAGCACCTGATTGCGTAAGGTCAGACAGAGCATGAGTGTGAGCAGTATTTGCCTTTCCGTTTAAAGCTGTCTGAGTCGAAGTTGAGATAGGCTTATTCAGATCGCTTACGTCGTCCACGTTACTCAATCCAACATCTGCTTTTACTAAAGTAACCACTCCAGTTTTACCAGCTACACTTTGCACTGGTGCTGCTGCCGATGCTCTCAAATTTGTAAAGTATAAGTTAGTCACTCCCTCAGGCACGGCGTCGGTTGTCCCTGGACTAGGACTTATTTCAACATAAGAAGAGCCGCTCCATCGATAAATTTTGCTATTAGATAAATCAACGTAAATCTTACCAGTCTCTCCAGTAACAGGAAACGCTGCAAGGTTAGCAAATTCTAATACGTCGTCAACATAACTTGGTAACTGTGCAGATGGCACCTTTCCGCTAACATCAAGAGTAGCAAGACCACTAGGCTGACCTTTTTGTAATGTTATTCTAGCATCAACTGATGAAGCAAAGTCTGAGATAGTAGATGCAGTCTGTGTGCCAGTATGATTATCTCTCAATGTGGCATCAATGTTTGGAACATTAGATAAACCAACATCTGCCTTAACTAAGCTAACTGCTCCGGTTTTTCCGGCTACGCTTTGAACTGGTGCCGCTGCCGATGCTTCTGATAATGTCGTGTATTGTGGATGTGGATCTAAAGCAGACTCATGTGCTGAAATCCCAGAGTTAACCCTTAAATCAGCAGCAGAGTCAAAATCTGAAATGGTAGATGCAGACTGAGTACCAGTGTGATTACTACGAGACAAGAGAAAGCTATCGCTTGAGTTAGCAGTGGCCCAATTATCAATGCCATCAAGTTTATTTTTATCTGCAGAACTCATAAAGCCTGCGTCTGCACCAGTAACTAAAGCGTGTTGAGATACTCCACCAGATCCGACATGTGAAGATGGAGCCTTTTCACTGTCTAATTCATTCAAAGCACCTTGGACGTTTCCTGAGGATATACTGCCAGATGGCACGTTAGCTATGTCTGCTGCAGTAATGCCTGCGCCTGCACCCTCTAAAATTAGAAAGTTACCATCGGAGTCTTTTCTTGTTTTTTTACTATTTGCAGAGTCAATAAACTCGAAAAACTCACCCACTGCAGGAGTAGGGACATCTGCCCTATCCATCTCAACAAATCCGTAAATACTCATATACCCTCCACAGTGCCTTTATTCCTAAGTATCCCATAATTTCTTAACACGCCTTTTACGAACATAACCTTATTCTCGTAAATAACTACTGTCTTTCCTTGAGGTATAACTTTCCAAAACGGCACCTGAGAAACATCGTCTTTTACTCCTCTAATAATGCCATTGTTGTACAAGACTCCCCTGTTAACAAGGGCAGATTTTAGTAGCATCTCTCTACCGCTACCAATCGTTACAACCTCACCCTCATTTATTTGATAAACAGAAAACTCTATTGATTTTTTATTTGTTAAATCAAGCCTACCAGTAAGAGCATTAAATTTGAATCCCATTAGAGCACCCTTACTGAAATCAATTCTTCTAAGGCTGAGCTTGCATAAGTAACTACGATAGATTTAATTATTGTGCCAGTCACTCCACCTTGACGATAGCGATAGGTCTCGACAGATCCAGAAACTTCTCTTGTGATTGTATCTGAGTTTACTGGAGGATCGAACGGACCTGCTGATGTCGTAAAAGAACCGACGACCTCTACAGCACTTTCACCAGGTCTTGTCTGAGACTCAACGAACTTGCTAAACTCTCTATCTCTAATATCGTTACTTTTCTGAGCCATTACTTAGCTCCTGATCTAACTTATCTACATTCTCTAAAGTAACTTCATCAAAGTACCAAGCGATCCAGTAACTTGCTGCAGCTTCTTTAACGTATTGTATATCAAAGTATTGATAATGCTTACCGTTCTGAGAGTTAGTCTTAAGCATTAAAAGGCGAAGTCCCTGCGGGGACCTCGCCTTAATAAAGTTAGGGATCATGCGACCACTAACTAAGCTCATGATTAAACGAAGATACCTACAGAAAGAGGAGTCTTGCCAGCAGGAGCAGACTTTTCTGCAATCTGCAATCCAGCAGAACCAAATTTCTGATCAACTGCTGTCAAAGTAGCAGTAGTGCCGTACTCAATTTTAGACTGCACAGCAACATTAGGTGCTTGCTGAAAAGCATAACCAATTGCTCCGCGCTCGGCTAAATACAGCTCACCATCGACAAGTCCATTATGCTCGACCACAGGAATTCCCATGATGCGTCCGACTTGGCCTGTCGCAATAGGATTAGATCCATAAAACTCAGAGGACTTAAATTCATTAAGACCCATGAGCACCTTTACTTGCTCAGGAGAAACGATGAAAGCAGCGTCTGAAATGTTAGCATCAGCTTTCTTAAGGTAAGTGACCATGTCTAACAACTGTGCGTAAGTTACAGGCACATTACCCAAATCAACTGATACAGATCTTAAATTAGCAATCAACGCAGAGTCGATTGCTCTTGCGTGTGCTGTAGCACCGCGCTGTAGCATCAAAGATTGTACTTCAACGCTAGACTCAAGCTCATCCATAGAGTCTACGATCCAAGATACATAGAATCTTTTGTCGATATTGATAATGTCTTTAGCTGCAGTAAGAGCCAATACGTCTCCATCAATACCAGTAGGACGATCCTGAACTGTGAAAGATGAGAAACGAGGTACCTGGATAGACTTCAATCCTTTACCTGCGAAAGCAGAGTAGTCTGTGAAGTAAGGCAAGAGTTTAGCTTGAAAGCGAAGCTCTTTCTGTACAAGCGACACGATCAAATCATTTTTTGTGTTTGCTAGCTGGGAATTCCCAGTGATGGTAATTGCCACGGTAATCTCTCCTTGATTAAAATGTTAGTCCGGCTTCATTACCAGACTTTTTTAAGTTGTTCTAAAATCTCCTCACGACTCATCTCTTTATTAGACTTGCCATTAGGCAGGCCTTGACCAAGAGCTACGTCCTTCGGAGCCTGAGCAGACTTAGTAAAATAAATTGGCTTATCCTTCTGCAGTTTAACCAAAGCCTCACGGACTTTAGTCTTATCAACTGAGAAAGAAAGATCCTCATCCGTTGAGGATTCCTCGATGTCGATCCCTGTCCAATCACCTACTTTAAGTAGATCATCCAAGACTGTGGGATGAGCACCAAGGGCTTGAGCCTCCTCCTTGACAGCTTGCGAAAAGGTCCGCTTTGCTGCAGCTTTAGCAATCTTCTGCTTAGTCTGCTTCTCTGCGTCAAGCTCTTGCTTGTACTTATCCGCTAGCTCTTTCCACTGACTTTGCTCTGAAAGCTTCTTCGTCTCTTCTGCTTTAAGCTTCTCAGCTAAAGCTCTCTGCTCCGATTTTGCTTTCTTAGCTTCTGCCAGCAGTCGCTCGTAAGCCTCTCTAGTTACTGTGTCTGATTTCTTTTGATCTTGCTCTAAGACGCTGTCTTTAGAGTCTGAGTGGTCGCTGACCTGCTCTTTTTGATCGTCCATAATATCTTGTCTCCTTTTAGTGTGATGAGTCAAGAGGCATCTGTGCCATCTGACTTGTGTATTCTCCTAATAGCGTTGCTCAGTAATATCCGAGCTCTGTTAGAGACCTGATCTCTAACTTTAAGAAAGTTACCTTTGAGTGCTAACAAGTGGTCTGCGATCTCTGAGTTATCTATAATCTCACCGACTTGATAGGTGCCTCCAGGTCCAGTCCTTTCGTGTCCTCTTACTTGAGTGGTAGATAATTTACCTTTGCGAGTGTGAGCTTTAACTCTCCAAGAGGTCTTGCGAGCAGCACGGTAAGGAAAGTGCTGTCCGATAAACTCCAGTGTTATCAATCGCTTTGCTTTGTTAACGAAAGCAGTAAATGAGTCGAGAAGCTGTCCACTCAGAGTAATGTTAGATCTGTTAGGTGCGTATGTTGGATGAGTAGAGTCTGCAGCAGCAATAGCTTTACGAGTCTTAATCCACTCAGGAGTATTAGGATCAAACTTACCTTTACGAGATTGAAAGACCACGTCCTTACGAACTAGCTCCCCGATCTCTGCTAGTACGTCTGTCTCTTTAAGAGCTCGGTCGATAGAGTCCTTAATATACTTCTCGGTATTCTTTAACGACTTGAGATTAACCGTCACTTTAACTCGAGCCATTACTCATCCTCAAAGTCGAACAGGTCTCTAGCATCTCTGATAAAGTCTAACACTCTCCCCTGCCTATCATTCACTCGAGCAGCAGTGGCTCCAGATCTTTTCAGTGACTCTAAGTCACCCTTGAAAGCAGGCAGGATATTCTTATTAAACTCTTTCTTAGATACTCCAAAGAAAACACGTTGATACTTCTTTAACGCATCCTGATTAGGATGCCCTGCAAAGCCTGAGATATGACCATAAGCACGAGGGATTACCTCTGAGTCTGTGAAGCCTATGGTAAATCTATCATCTCTTTCTTGCACCACGTCGATAGAGCCTACCATGTCTCCTGATAGCTCCATGTTAACGTCACCCTCGGACTTACCTGCTGCTTGAAAGTCTAACGAAGCAGCATAGGTCTTTGAGTAGGGACTTTTTAATTTTCTTTCGTTAAAGCCTTTACCCTCAGAGATACGACCTCTCATGTAATCAATGATGCTCTGCTGCATCTCTCGCATGAGAGTAGGATCATTAGAAACCTTAACACCTGTCCACTCCTCAAGATCTATCTCCTGAGTAATCGAGGTCTCAGAGGCTTTAATCTCCTTAGGGATTTCTGCCATTACTTATGTTTCCTCTTAGAGTGCACATACTTAATGAAAGTGATGAGGAGAGCATCCTCCTCTTGATCACGAGCTATTGACTCGTCCAAGTCCTTAGCTAAACACTTAGCCAAGGCATTGAGAGCTTCTCTTGCGTTGCCAGCGTTGAGGGATTTCTTTTTGCCCTCAATCTCTAGCATTAGCTTAATCATCTGATTTAATTCTTTTCTCATACCTGCTCCGATCTAACCATTGTGAGGATCTCTTTAGCTTTCTCAGGGGAGACGTTACGAGCTTTCTCGATCTTCTCTACTTCTGCCATTGCACCAAGCTCGACTAAGGTCTGGATGTTAGCGAGTCTCTCTGCTTCCGTCTGGATTAACTGAGGCTCTGCGTAAGTAACCATAACATCTGCATCCTCAGGTATCTGTCCGATATTGTACTCAAGTAAGTCAGTGCCCGAGTAAGTGTTGATGTAAGCTTTGATAACTTTAAAGAGCTCTTTCTCTGCTACCTTAAATACATCGTAGTCAGACTTCGATGGAGCAAAGCTCTCAATCATAGCGAGCAATCTCTCTAGTCCAGAGCTATACTGCACTGAGTTACCTTTTTGATTTACGAGTCTTGGATCAAGACCACGAGAGGTAAGAAAGCTAGAGAGCAGTGCCTCGATGTAAGAGATACTGCCTGTGATATCAGAGTTAGGGTTAGCGTAACTAAATGTAGGTGTAACCGGATTACCTGGATCTACAGGTAGTCTTAAGATGTATTGAGGTCCGATCTGCACAGACTGAGGCATAACAGACTCAGGAGCCGTGATGATAGCCATGCTAAAGCCCTGCATCCTAACTACAAAGCCTAAGTCTGAGTAAGCAGCGTTGAACTGAATAGTAAAATCAGTCAGCGCAGAGCCTCCTCTAATCCAATACTCAGAGTCTTTCATTTGAGCGATCTCAACTACAGGGATTACTCCCAAAGGATTAGTCGTGTCTTCTGTCAGGATATTACCATCAGCATCAGTTACAAAATTTTGTAACTCACTCCATAAAGCAAAACGATTAAGGCCTCCCTTGTAGTCGTCTCCCTCTCCAGTTAACTGATTAACTCCATCACGATAAGTCCTATCAAGTGTTCTACCTAGCTGCTCAGTTTCGTTCTGGTATGATGCGTTATATTGAAATTTATCAAAGCCACTAATTACATAAGCATCTGCTGCCTCTGGATCACTAGCCTTAGGTACTGCATCCACTTGATGTCTCATGAGAGCTTTTACTTTGAGCTTTCTGTTAGAGATCGTGACGTAAGCATGGATCTGGTTATTCTGAAGTTTATAGAGCTCGTTAAGCTTAAGCATCGCTGCATCCATACCGATATCACGGTAGAGCTTCTCGAGAGCCATTGATTGCTCTTCTGACACGTTAACAAATTCTCTCTTAGGTTTATCGACGTAAATTCTAGCCTCTTGCTTAACGATACGACGAGCTAGGTTAATTGAAGAGATGAGAGGCATCTCTTGCACAGTCTTCTGATTAAAGAATGACTCTAAGTACTTTCTAACAAAGGGGAGAAGTCTGTCCTGATAGATCTCAAACTGATTAAGCGAGAGACTTTTAGCCTCTTTGTTCTCAAGGCTATTGATCCCGTCCATGATGGACTCTCTCAGACTTGCGTTAGTGTAATCTCTTTCCTGCATCTTATCTCCCTTTCGAGCTTGTAATTACTGTCGTAGGTCTTTGAGTATCGTAGACAAGGCCGTAACCTAAAGCAGTACCAATGTGCTGATAGGCCTTACTATCGTCCTCTCTCGTAAAGTCTGCACCTTTCTTAAGCGCAGTCAACCTTAGAGCTTCGTCTACGGTCTTGCACTTCTTGTACAAGAAAAGTCTAGTTTCTCCGGCTTCGTTTAAGCAATAGCTATTTACTTTGTTATGTCTAACTCTGATCGGTGGATTAGCTCTAGGGACCTCCATTTTAAACCTGATCCCCTTGTTAGCTAAATACTTACGGATAATCTCATAGTCGTTCATTACTGAGCGTGTGTCTCTAGCCTCTCCCGAAGCATCGCCATGGATAATAATCTCATGCTTACCTGAGAAGTACCCAAGTGCGTCCCATTGCTCGATAATGTCTAGTGTTCTAAATCCATGGATCACTAACTCATCGAACACGTGGAAAGTATCCCGAGCTCTATCGTACTGATAAGCCACTGATGAGGCAGGCTTTCCCTCTCCAATGTTAAAGTCAAAGTTAAGTGTGATCGGTAAGTGATCTTGGATCTTGTAATCTTGAGTCTTAAGGTACTGCCTCTGAGAGTCGTAAGCATAATAGATCCTCTCTGCGTTGATATCTACCCATTCACCATAAAGCATCCTTCTAGCTTCTCTAGGATCTAAGTCTTTCTTAAGCTGGGAGATGTAGGCTTTATCTAAAAAGGGATTTTGCTCAGTCAGAGAATAGTAGACTCGTCTCGTCGGGCTCTCCTCTTGGATAAAGTACCGATGCGCCCAGTGTGCTGGAGAGTCTGGATTGGAGCAGCTCAAAATAAATCGCTCCTGCTGTGCAATGTGAGGAATACGACCGATACGAGCCTTAGCCTCAAAGTAAGCCTGCCTGTCCTCTTGATCGTTCTCTGTTAACTCCTCAAACCATGCAGCAGAGGCATTGATAGATCTCACTCGCTTGTACTTCTTATCTGCCCAAGTGTAAGGGATAAACTCGGACTTGTTAGATAACCAGATCTCTGCAGTCGTTTCTCGGTAAAAGTAATCTCTCCCCTCTTGTAACTCTTCGCACTCTAGGTGCTCGATAATGGTCTGAAAGATAGTCTTTTTAAGATCTGGTAGAGAGCGTCTACCCATAATTATCCGAGCTCTAGGAAACCTTAAGCAGTGTCTTACACACAAGTGTGCAGCAAGTAAGGACTTACCAGATCCCACAGATCCAGAAAGTAGAGTCTCAAAAGCACCTTGAGAGTAATCAAAGTTATCAATGTCGTAGATCACTTGAGTATGAAAAGGGATGCGAAAAGGATCAAAGCTAAAGACTGAGGGAGTCGATCTAGTTTCTATCTCCACTAATCTCCTCCTGCTTTACTTCTGTGTGAGTGATCTCCTTCACTTCATCCTGTGGTGTATCTTGTGTGCTGACAGTAATCGCTTCTTTGATAGCGTTAGGTGTGTACTGCAGAGTAAGAGGCTTACTCTCACTGCCTTGGATCTCATGCTTATCAGACTGTTTACAGTAGTTCTTACCTAAGAAAATAAGCAAAGGGATGTTACCTTTCATAGCCATCTCATACTGTTTAGCTAGGATGTTACTACGAAAGATCTGTCTGTTTTCTTCTTGTACGGACAAAAAAGTCTTACCAAAGCGTCTTTTACAATAGGTATTTAGGTGCTCATCTGAGCATCCCATGATCTTGGCAATATCATCTCTGATTAGGGGTAAGATAATAATCTTATCGAAAAGGGCATCGTCTAGGACCTTAGGAGGTCTACCCATCTTTTTTGGAGAGTCGTTCTCCATCTAGTTTCACTCCTTAGTCACTGACTGGACACCGTCCATGGAGTTAAAATGGGGAGGCTTATCCCTCCCCAGGTCTGAGAAACCTATTTAGATTTCTTGCCAGACTTCTTACTTGGCTTCTTAGAGCCTTTCATTGCTTTCATTATCCCCTCCAATGTGGTCCGATAATCAAGTATTAATTTAAACTACTTGTCAAATAGTCTTTCTGCTGCCAGATCTTGAGCTTGCTCAATCCTAGCTTGAGCAATTTCAAAGTACTTCTGCTCCTTCTCAATGCCGATAAATGATCTTTTAGTATTAACACAAGCCACTCCAGTCGATCCAGAGCCCATGCAGTTGTCGAGCACAAGCTCTCCCTCATTTGTGTAGGTGCGGATTAGGTACTCAAGAAGCGCGACGGGCTTTTGTGTCGGATGGTGGCGATCCTTGTTTGAGGCGTTGCTGAATTTCAGCAAATTCCGAGGAAAGAAGTGTGTGTAAGATTTATTGACCCGCTCTTCAGATTTAATCCTGTATCCCATTATTTCATTCTGTTCGCCATAAACAGCCCCGCCTATTCGGACTTTCTCGCGAGCAACGAGAATAGGATAGTAGTTGACTTTAGATTGTCCAAACACAGACACGGTTTCGGTTTGCTGAAGAGGTCGAAGCTTCGATACATGCGCCCCGACTGGCTTTACTTTGTCCCATATCCAATCGTACTTGAAATTCTTCAATGAGCTAATTCTAAGGCGCGAGCTAAACGGCTCCGAACCGAATAGAACGACAGCAGCGTTAGGCTTCGCTACACGCCAATATGCCTCCCATAGAGGCTCGAAAGGAATGACGACATCCCACTTGCAGGCAGTAGTGCCGTAAGGCAAGTCGCACAGTATGAGATCCACAGATTGATCTGGAATCTCTTTCATCTTTTCTAAACAGTCACCTAATTTAAGCTCAATCATTAGTTAAATTTCTTTGTATCGGTGATATTGATCCGAAATCTCTCACCTTGAGGAAATTCCACCACGAGGATCTCGTCTGAGAACACGGTGACATCTGCTACTTTACCTTTATCGTCTTGTACGCACTCGAGTATTTCTACGATTAGCTTTAGGACATCAGCGTTAGTGATCTCATGGTCTTGGCTCATAGGGAGATAGTACGACAGTTACTTTCTCCTCTTCAATGATATTAGTTACTTTAGTCGCAGTAATTTTAAATATGTAAGTATCATCAAACTCTAAGCACTCTTGGACAGAGTCTAAGACCTGCTTAATTCTGTTATCTAGATCATATCTCTTAGGTACTTTGTAGCCTGACTGTTTAGTGAAGAGCTTAATTAGGGGTAGATTGAAAGTTAGGTCTACCTGCAAAGCCTTGGATGAGCCTAGGTAAGTGTTCAGTAAGCACTTCGCTTGCTGTACTTGTAAGTGTGATCTGTTTAGCAATAGTGATACTTGTGTCGTGTACTGTCTCGACTTTGGGGACTTGATAAGTCTCCCTCGTGTGAAGAGTAGTCTGTGATTCGACGTAGGAGGCACAGGCATCTCGATAATCACTGCACCATTGTTTGTACTTATCATTCTGAGAGAAAAGATCTACCAAGTACGGAGTAATATCAATGATCTGCTTTGCTGCAGCGTAGTACTTAGTCCTGTATCCGGTGCGCTTGTGTCTGAGAGCGTGTTCTACAAAGAGGATCTGGTTTTTGCAGTAGAGTGCTAGGTTCTGTGGGTTATGAAGTCCTAGATCTGCTACAATACCGAGCATTGGGTTAGTGATCTCGCCATGGAGTCTAAGCCTTACAAAGAAACGAGAGATAGGGGAGTCTACTAAAAATAGTCCATGCTCTGTAAGGTAATCTCTAATTCTGCATTGGTTCTGCATGGCTCTAGAGTAGATGCGTCTAAACTGAGGATGATCTTTAAAGTGGTTTTTGTAGATCTGAAACTCCTCAGAGATAAAATCAAAGTGGACCGTTCTGCCATCATAAAGTACTTCTTCGCTCATCCTAAAAGTCCTCTCTACATATACCTCAATTAGCTGCCTGTGCTTACATAACAAGCAGTCTGGCTTTAGCAGTCTGTGATCCTGACAATACTCACAAGCCACTATTTACCCTCAATTTCGCAATCAATGATGTCTTTAATCAGTGCCATTTTTAACTGTTCAGCCGCAGCCTGAATAGCCCGACTCTCGTCAAATTGAGAAATAAAACCCATATCCACTGGAACAACATATGTTGGAGTTTTATAAATAATCTTTGCAAATCTTTTTATCCCATCATTTTCAATAATCAGCTTTGGTTTAAAATTACTAGTCCTCACTTCTTCCCCAATTCTTTCAGCGCGGCGCGGGCTTTCTTGCCAGCTTCTGTCATTGCAATATAGCTATTGTATGGATTTCCAAGCGGACACTCATCCCAATTAGATTCTGCAGCATAAAACCCCAAAGCCTCTTTCGCCACAGCGAGCTTTCGCTCTAGGTCTGTTAGTTTTCTAGCAAGCTCTTTCTCATAACTTTGTGTTGGAACTTTTACCAAATAACCGATGGCCTCCTTCAACCGCTCATTTTCTTTTTCGAGGTCTGCGACTTTTGCTTTTTTTTCATTAAGTCTTTTTAGC